AAGAAACAAAAAAATCTTTAAAAAAATCTTTAAAAGAATCTGTTTGGATTAATAAACTTAAGAACAAAGGTAAAAAATAATGGCATCTTTTTCATCAGGCAAACATGCATTAATGATTTCAGATCGTTCAGGTGTGGCATTTCCTTATAGAGAAATGGTACAAGAGTGGACTGGAATGTGGGTACATACTTCTGAATTTGAACCTAAACAACCTCAATTAGAACCAAGACCTATTGTTGGAGATCCTCAAGGACTGCCTCATATTAGACCATCAAGAAAAGCTTTTGCAACTCCAGTGGTTTTAAATAACAATCCGTTTACTACAACTGCAAGTAACACAAGTGTTACGGTTAAATGTGAAAATCAACCTTGGTCTACAAATGATTATATTAGATTTACAAATGTTGAAAGAGCTGTAGGTGGTGTTGCTAAATCTACTTTAGAATTAACAACTACTCTGAACGGTGATATAACTTCAAGTGCAACAAGTTTAGTATTAGCAGATTCTTCACAATTTGTAGCTCCTGGTTATATTTGTATTCAATTATTTGATAGCGATGGCAATGATGTGAGTGAAACAGTTTACTATACAACAAACACTACAGCATCAAACACTTTATCAGGATTAACTCGAGGAACAGCGGCACCAATTAATGGAGTCACTCCTGAATCAACTACGGCAGCTGCTCATAGCAGTGGGGCTAAAGTTTATGGCTCTTATAAAATTACAAGACAAACTACAACGGAAAAAATAGCTTCCCCTCCAAGCACTCTTACTGTAAGTAATAGTTTTACGTTTAGTTTAAAAAACAATGCGTCTAGTGCAGAAACAGGTGGAGGATTTTTCTGCTTTGGTGGACCAGTAAACATGAGACCTTAATATGATTAAATATATAAAAGATTTATGGCATAAATGGTTTGGTAAAAAGGAAGTTGTAGTAGAAGCTGCACCTGCTCCTAAACCAGAACACTGTGGTACTCATAATAGATTTAAAAAAAGTTGTCCCGTTTGTGTGGAGGTGGTTAAATAATGCCAGGATTAAGCGCATCAGGATTAATTACACAAATTAGAAGTTACACTGAAGTAAGTGATACAGTTCTTACAAGCGCTGTTTTAGAGAATATTATTTTAAATGCTCAACAAAGAATCATGTATGATGTTCCTATTGATGCAGATAGAAGAACTCAAACTGGAAGTTTAGTAGCTGGTCAACAACAAATTAATGCTCCAGCAGGAGCTCTATTTATTAGGGGNGTTCAAGTTTATGATTCTACATCAGCAACCACTGGAGATAACAGATGGTTATTAAGAAGAGATTTAACGTTTTTACAGGAATATNTNCCTTCTACAGCTAGTGCTAAAAGAGGATGGCCTAAATATTATGCAGTATCAGACATAGATCCTCCTACAGGATATAGTGATACTACGTCTGGAAGGATACATTTTGCGCCAGTTCCTGATTCAGCTTATACTTTTCAGGTCCATTTTAATAAGGCACCTGACCTATTAGAAGGAAGTGGGACTAATTATATTAGCTTGAATTTCCCTCAAGGTTTATTATACTGCTGTTTAGCTGAGACTTATGGCTTTTTAAAAGGTCCAGCAGACATGTTGACTTTATACGAACAAAAGTATAAAGAAGAAGTACAGAAGTTTGCTTCACAGCAAATTGGAAGAAGACGAAGAGACGATTACACGGATGGTACAGTGAGAATTCCAATCGAGTCACCGCCTCAGTAATTAGGAGATTAAATTATGGCAAATACATCGGCAATGTGCACAAGTTTCAAACAAGAGATCTTGGTTGCAACACACAATTTTACAGCATCAACTGGTAACACTTTTAAAATTGCATTGTATGATAGCTCAGCGACTTTAGGAGCTTCTACAACAGCGTACAGTTCTTCAGAAGAAATTACAAATACCTCAGGCACAGCTTACACAGCTGGAGGTGCTACACTAACAAGCGTAACTCCAACAACTTCAGGAACCACAGCATTTTGTGATTTTGCTCCTGACATTTCTTGGACATCAGCTTCATTTACTGCGAACGCAGCTTTAATCTACAACTCAAGTGCATCCAACAAAGCGGTTGCTGCAATTGCGTTTGGTGGAGACAAAACTGTTACTAACGGTACATTTACAATTCAATTTCCGACAGCGGACGCTAGCGACGCGATAATCAGAATCGCATAAGGAGGTAGATCCTTATGGCCGATCAAATCTTTTCGGTTGACGGTGTTCAGGGTATAGTTAACCCTACACGTTGGAATGCTCAAAATACACCCTATGGAGAAGGCGCTTGGAATACAGGTGGCTTTACAGCTCAAGATGTTATTCAAGGATGGGGTCATTTATCATGGGGCAGAGCTAACTGGGGTGATCTCGATATTTACGAAGAAGGTTGGGGAAGAAGTACTTGGGGCAATGAGCCTTGGGGCGGTACTCATAATAAAAACGTTTTACTTACAGGTTTATCTGCAACAGCATCCGTTGGTTCTATAACACCANNAGANCAAGTAATGGGATTAACAGGTCAGTCAGCAACTGGCTCTGTTGGAACTATTGCTCCTGCAGATGTAATGGGATTAACCGGTGTAAGCGCAACTGGCTCTGTTGGATCTATTGCACCAGCAGAAATGTCTGTTGGCTTAACAGGAGTTAGTGCAAGCGGCTCTGTTGGATCTATTGCTCCTGCAGATGTAATGGGCTTAACAGGTGTAGAAGGAACTGGCGGAATTGGTAGTGTAATAATTCCAAACGTTGGAGTTCCGTTAACCGGGGTTAGTGCAACAGGAGACGTTGGTGCACCANNNATTATTTCATTCCCAGTTATTGAACCAGCAGGATTCCAAGCAACAGCTTCTTTAGGAACAGTTATTATACCTAATGATGCAGCATTAATTAGTGGAGTATCAGCTACAGGATCAGTTGGAGATATTGCTCCAGCAGATGTCATGGGCTTAACAGGAGTATCTGCTACTGGTGGAGTAGGTAGTGTAATCTGTGAATCTAAATATAGTTTATCTGGAGTTTCTGGAACAGGCGCTGTAGGNACACTTTCGCCTACAGAACAAACAGTAGGACTAACTGGTCAAGAAGGNACAGGAGCAGTTGGAACACCTGGAATTCTTCATTATGCGGATATTGACACAGGTTCAAATACATCATATAGTAATNTTTCAACGGGTTCGAATAGTTCATATTCGAATGTTGCATCAGGATCAAATACCAGCTATACAGATGTAGAAGAAGCTGCTTAATAAAATTTTAGGAGATTAATTTATGGCATCAACATACACACCTCTCGGCGTAGAGAAAATGGCAACTGGCGAAAATGCCGGTACATGGGGAACAAAAACAAATACTAACTTAGAGATTATCGAACAGATATCGGGTGGTTATACTACTCAAGCTGTTTCAGATTCCGGCGATACTACTTTATCAGTATCTGATGGATCAACAGGTGCAACACTTGCACATAGAGTTATAGAATTTACAGGATCACTTACAGGATCAAGAAACGTAACGATCCCTTTAGACGTACAAGACTTTTATCTTTTAAAAAACGCAACATCAGGATCTCAAAACGTTGTATTTAAATACGTAACAGGTTCTGGAGACAGTGCTACAGTACCAAATGGTAAAACTGTAATTGCATATGCAAAAGCAGATGATGGCACAAATCCAAATATTTCTTTGCAAGCCTTTGGAGGGGATGTTGTAGATGATACATCACCACAATTAGGTGGAGATTTAGATTGTAATAGTTTTGATATTTTATTTGATGACAATACTGGAATTAGAGATGATTCTGATAATGAACAATTAACTTTCCAAAAAACATCTTCAGCAGTTAACAACTTTGAAATGACTAACCAAGCTACTGGTACAAGTCCAACACTTGCTGCAGTAGGTAGTGATTCTAACATTGACATGGTTTTAGTTCCAAAAGGAACTGGAGAAACTAAAGTTGGAACTGGAGCAGCGACCGCTACTGTTACATCAAGCGGTGCTTATGATTTAACTTTAGACACAAACTCAGGGTCTAACTCTGGGGTTATAACAATTACAGATGGAGCTAATGGAAACATTGCAATCACTCCTAACGGAAGTGGAGCTGTTGTATTAGATGGTCTATCTTGGCCTACTTCTGATGGTACGGCAAACTATATTTTAAAAACTGATGGCTCTGCATCTTTATCTTGGACAGAAATGTCAGGTGGAACATCTTGGCAAGCAGTTCAAAGTACAGGATTTACAGCAGCAGCTGGAAAAGGATATTTCTGCAATACTTCTTCTGCAGCGTTTACAGTTACATTACCAGGATCTCCAAGTTTAGGAGATGAAGTAACAGTTGTAGATTATGCAGGTACTGCAGACACAAACAATATTACAATAGGTCGTAACTCTCTAAAGATTATGGGAAGTGCGGCAGACTTAACCGTCGCCATAGAAAGAGCAGCATTTACATTGGTATATTCGGACTCTACGTATGGATGGCTACTAAAGGATAAATAATCCTTATGGCTAACTTTCAAGACATTAAAGGATTTAACGTACAATCCAAATCAACAGATCCAACACCTTACGCACAAGCATTGGTAGATAATCCTTGGGGAGGGGTTTGGTCTAGTGGTGGCGCTATGAACACAGCTAGATATAGAATGGTTGGTGGAATGGGAACACAGACTGCAGGATATGTAGTTGGTGGAGCCACGCCATCAAAAGCTAACGTTGAATCTTATAATGGATCAACTTGGTCAGAGACGACAGATATACCAACAGCAACATCTGATAATGCCACTATGGGAACAGCAACAGCTGGTGCTTCTATTGGTGGTTGGAACGCACCACCACCTTTATTGACAACTATGGAAATTTGGAATGGTGCCTCTTGGACAGAGGGCGGAACTTTACCAGTAGGAAGATTTAGATCAACCGCTGCAGGAACAACAACTGCAGCATTATTAGTTGCAGGAGGTACTCCACCATCAAATAATTATGTTTCCTCAAGTGTAGAATACGACGGTTCATCATGGACAACAGGTGGATCATTACCAGCTGTGAGAGCAAATGGTGGACAATCAGGAACTCAAACAGCAGGATTTGTATTTGGTGGTTATTCACCAAGTTCAGGGTCTACAATTTCA